TTTTTTCTTTTCCACATTCTTTACAATATGGAACTTTATTGTGTTTATTAACTACTGTTATTAAACTACTATGTTTTTTATTAATAGGACACTTCATTATTACTCCAAGAAATACAAAAAAAAGGAAGGGACTAATGTCCCTTACCCTTTTCACTAACTTAGAGCTTATAAGTCTGAAGCTGTATAAACCTGCTGAGTCCTATAAACTAACCAATGATTACCCTTCTCAGATAATCTTACATTACCTCTGTATTTGACAAAATTAGCAAATTGTTCTGCTGTTGTTTGGTCAATCTCACCAACAGAGTTACCATTTGCGTCTTTATTGTCTATCTCAATTAACAGAAAATCTGGTTGCTCAACACTTGGGTCAACAACTTCATTATCTGAGCCTGATACTATCTTAAATGGCTTGAAGGATATTTTACTAAGTAAATCACTCATATTACACCTCTTATGTTTATTAATTAAATAGTTAACAAAAAAGAGGGCTGTATTAAATATAAGATAAAGTCCAATATAATTAGAAAAACATCTTTTTATCGCTATATAATGCAAGAAATTACAATATATATACTATTTAAACAATCAAAAAAGAGGGAATACTCCCTCTCCTTTTTTACTTTTCAAACTTCACATCAATCTCCTTTAAGGCATCTACTACACGAAGAATCTGATTGTGATTATATTCTTCTTCAGTATAATAGGTATTACAGTCGATAGAAGAGATTTCATTTACAAGCCTAAAGCCAATTCCATTTGTATGACTTATGTCTACATCAGTATGGTACTCTAAAGGCTTTATAAATTCCCATTTACTACCAACTTTCTTATTAACAAATGTAGCTATATAGGATAAAGATAAAGCATCTTCTCCTAGTTCTGATTGTACTCTATCTTGAAGAAACGAAGGCTGAAGATGATACTCTAACCCTTTATAAAGGTGTATAGGTATCTTTTGTCCAGTATAATGAGCAATGTCTTCCTTAACATCTATTGGTGAAATAAAAGACTTTGGTAATAAATTAAATAACTCGATATTTCTTTCAGATTTAATTTGTTTTGGTAACTTCATTTTATAACTCCTTTTATTTATACAAAAAAGAGGGAATACTCCCCCTTTCTTATATTACTCACTATTGACATCAGCTACTGATTTTGATGATGAAGCATATCTAAGCTTTCTGTTAGATCATCACAAGACTCCTTAAGTCTATCAATTTCTTCCATTTGTTCATAATGACATATATAAGCAAATAGTCCAAGAAATACTAGACCTAGAAACATAGTCAATAGAAAGATTATTAATAATATGTCTGACATTTAATACTCCTATAATTATACAAAAAAAAGGGGACAGAAGTCCCCCTTATCACTATAGATAGTCTATATCACTAAGCTAAGTCACTTGCTGTCTTAAGGTTGCTAGCCTTATCCTTAGCATATGCCTTTGACTGTTCATCATAGTACTCTTTACCTATGTCGTGAGCCTTCTTGGCATACTTGACTCCTACTCTACTAGTTATCACAATAACACCTAATGTAACATAACCAGAAGATTTAGCTATCGACTTTACTTTATTAATCATTATTATTCTCCAATTAATTGTATAAATAGTTAACATATAAGAGGGAGTATAATCACCTGAATACTAAAGATTCTAACCTGATTACTGATGTAAAGGAATACTAATACAGTTTGCTGAGTGTATGGATTATGTGTGATGAGTAATGGTGAGAGGAGTATAGTAGGCTTGCCTACACAACATAGTAATAGGCTTGCCTTAGCAGTGTTGAGACCCCTCCTACGAAGGGCTGAGCTTGCTCAGGGGTGAGTGAGTGGGGCTTATGGGTGGGAATATAACTCTGCTTGCAGAGAAAGCTAAGCCTAACCCCATTGTTCAACTCAACTAACTTAACCCCCACCAACGCTCAATTCAATGGGGGTAGGCCTATGTGAACCCTCACACACACATTCTACATATAATTTTAAAAACGGGAACAATAATCAAAGTATTTTGTATAAGCCCTTGAAAGATTTTATCTTATAGTATTACTTTAAGTCCCAACATGAAGCCAAAGTTTGACATATTTGATATGCATACTGGTAAATTCATAGATCAGAATGAAGATGACTATGATAAGGCTTATATGAGTTTCCTTATGGACTTAGACGAGTATACTGCAGAGCAGGAAGTACTATATAAGATACTAAGTCAAAAATATCATAATTACGACTGGAGTAAAGAATGTATGGATTAGTATATACTACTATACCTAGTAGGACATATTATATACTATAGGCATAGTAGTATAATGCCTATATTTTATACACAGGAGTATATAGTACAATGTACATTGAAGTATGTACCTTATATAAGGTACAATATAATAGAATATGCAATATAAGTCAAGTATACTAGGTAATACTGAGGTAATACTAGCGTATGTATGTTATTAGTAGAAATTTAAAAAAGGGTAGGAAAGATTTTAACATTTATGATAAATCAGAATCTAAGGATAATAGGATTGATTATAAATATTGGAAAGATTGTGATGCAGATGATTATGGAATAAGTGATGATGGGTACATAGGAAAGTGTTTAAGTAGAAAGGATTACAAGTCAAGCACTTTAGTGACTATGTGTTATGGAGTAAATTGGGTAAACAAGAGTTCTAAAATATTTTTTTTAAAAAATTATGGGATGGGCATTTATTGTATGACAAATCCTAAGCATTGGGTTGAAGCTGAATTAAATAAAAAAAGATTTAAAGACACTATATCAGCTTATGTTGCACAATTAACGTCATCTGGTAAGGTAGATTGGAATGTATTAGGGAATATCTATAGACCAGACCAGGAAATTCCTGCTATGACAGTAAAAAAATTATTTAAAGAGGAGAAGGTAAAGAGTATGGTTAAAGATGAATTAAAAAAAGTATTAACCGATAAAGGTATTAATGAAGATTTTGTATTAGATACGATATTAGATGCTATTGAAATTGCAAAGGTAAAGCAAGATCCATCAAATATGCTTAAGGCTAGTAGTGAATTAAGCGATTATTTGCAAATGAAGCCTGAAAAAAGAGTACAGACAGAAAAATTACAGATAGATGTATCAAAACAAATAAGTAATACGATTGAAGAAGAAAGTAAAAGGCTTGTAGCAGAAAAGGAGGTGGAGATAAGTGATTGAAACAGATAAAATGACTAAAGCAGAGTTAGCTGGTTACTATAACCTGCATAAAAAGCAGATTACTAAAGTTATAGATTCTTTAGAGAATATGGTATACAATACTACAACAACACATATATGGTATAAATTAGAAGCAGAGTCACTATTAGAGGAAATTAGGTCTGGATTTACAGGTACAACAGAAGCTTAAGAGCAATTTAATACTATTTGGGAAGGTTATTATGCCTCAGATGTTTAGTAAACCTTCTCCAAAGTTTCATTATGATATTGCAGAGAAGCTATTAGACCCTAAAGTAAGGCAATTAAATGTTATTGCCCCTAGAGGACATGCTAAAAGTAGTGTAGTTGGAGGTATCTACCCTATTTACCATTTAATGTATGATAAATCCCCAAAGGTTATAATTTTAGTTTCTAGGACACAAGGACACGCAGTCGAACTCTTACGTACCATAAAGGATGTTTTCGATTATTCGGAGCAATTTAGAGCCGTATTTGGCTATTGGGGGATGCACTCTGCGCATGAATGGTCAAAGTCTCAAATAAAATTAAAAGATGGTTCAGTAATTATATGTAAGGGTACTGGACAGCAAATACGTGGTATTAAGGTAGGAACACAGAGACCTACTTGTATTATTGTAGATGACCCTGAAGATGAAAATAATACTAAGACTGCAGAATCTATGGAAGCTAATCTTAGATGGTTATTACAGTCTGCAGTTCCTTCTTTAGATCCTATTAGAGGGAGAATATCTATTATTGGTACGCCTCAACATCAAAGATGTATGGTTGAAACCTTAAAAGATATGAAAGGATGGAATAACATGTATTTTGCTCCAGATATGGAGAAAGAAATATCATTATGGGAAGATTTACACCCTATTAGTAGATTAAAAAGAAAGCAAGAGGAATTAGAGTCTATAAATAGGATTTCTGTATTCTATAGAGAATATCTATGTAAAATAGTAGGAGATGAAGACCAGTTGTTTAAAGAGGAGTATCTTCAGTATTACAAGGGCATTGTAAAACATGAGAATGGATATGCATTTTTATATATCACTGAGATTGAAGGTAAGCCAGTAGAAGATATAAGACCAGTAAACTTATTTATGGGGGTTGATCCTGCATCTAGCACTAGAAGAACAGCTGATTATTCTACGATAGTAACAGTTGCTATTGATAAAGACCAGAATAGATTTATACTTCCTTACTATAGAAGGCATGCAACTCCTATGCAGTTAGCTGATAGTATAATTGAGTACTTTAAAATATATAATCCTACTAAGACAAGGATCGAAACTGTAGGGTATCAAGAAATGTTAAGAGATTATTTAAAGCGTAAATGCGAAGAAGATAAATTATTTATATCTGGATTAGAGATTAAAGAATCTCCAAGAACTTCTAAATCTTCTAGACTGGAGACATTAGAGCCTTATTTTGCACAAAGAAAAATTTTTATACAAAAAAATATGGAGGAGCTTAAAGATGAGTTATTACTGTATCCTAGGGGTAAGCATGACGATGTTTTAGATGGACTGTTTTATGCTAATAAAAACATATATCCACCTTATCATGAGGTGAAAGATAAGAATAAACCTAAAAATAAGGCTAAAAACAACATAAATACAGGAGATTGGCTAATATCATGAAACTTTTTTTAATAAAATGCGTATAAGGCACAAATATTCCCTAATCTTAATAACTACAATATTCATGGCACATATAAATACAGACACAATGGTAAGAGAAACGCAAGACCTCTTATCTGAATATTCTTCAGCTAGAGCAGAGTGGGCAAAAAATGCTGTTGAAGATAATGAGTTTAGAAATGGGAAACAATGGACTGACAAACAAATTAAAGCCTTAAGAAGGCGTAATCAAGAACCATTAGTTGTAAACGTTATACATTCTGCTGTAGAGCAGGCTAAAGCTATGATGTCAACTAATAAACCAAAGTTTCAATCTACTGGTAGGGAAAGTAGTGACGTTAAAGCTGGTAAAACTTTTTCAGATATACTTACTTGGATATGGGATAACTCTAATGGGAATACTGTACTAAAACAGGCTATTGATGATTATTATGTAATGGGCATGGGTGTATTATACACTTATATGGATATGAATGCAGATTTTGGTAAAGGGGAAGTTATGTTATCTGCAGTTAATCCATTAGATGTATATTTTGATCCTCAGTGCCAAGACCCTTTTGCTAGGGATTGCTCAAATATAATAGTAGCTAAAAAGGTTTTAGAATCTCAGGTCATAGCAAGTTATCCAGATTTCGCTCAAGAAATAGCAAGTGCTGAACAAACTAGCTATATTTCAAATATTGAATCTACTAGAGGATTGCTTAATAATGAGCTAACATCTAGGTCTGATTTATCTCTATTAAGTGAATATGCTGATAAAGACAGGGAATTAGAGTTAATAGAAAGATTTTATAAGGTTTCAATTAGTATGACACGAATATTTGACCCTCAGTCAAATGATGAGAGAATATTATCTGAAGAAGATTTAGAAAGTTATGCAAAGGAACCTGCATTTATAGTTGAAGATGTTAATGGGACTAGGGCTGTAACAGAAAAAAATCAAGTACAGCAACTTATAGATATGTATACTGAGTATGGTGAAACATACCATATGATGATTGACCCTGTTACAGGACAGCAATATCCTATGAAAGGTGAAGAGCATATCCCTGAAGAAGGAGCCAATCCTTCAGGTATAGTTAACCCTTCTAACCCACAATCTCAGCCAATTCCAGATTCTACTGTTAGGTTAGAACCTGTTGAAAAAGGATTCTTAATAGAGCAGGGTGCTATACAATCTTACAATATATCTGTTGACAGGATACAGCAATGTGTATTAGTGGGAGATGTAAAACTATATTCAGCTACATTACCTATTGAAGAATATCCTATAGTGCCAATTATGAATGGATTTAATAGAAATCCATATCCCTTGTCTGATGTTAGAAAGGTAAGAGGTATTCAAGAGTATATAAATAAAGTTAGAAGTTTAATAGTAGCACATGCATCTAGCTCTACTAATGTAAAGTTATTGATACCTAGGGGCTCTATGGATAAGCGTAAGTTAGAGGAAGAATGGGCAAAAGCAGGTACTGCTGTTATAGAGTTTGACCCTGAATTAGGGCAACCAATAGTAGCGTCTCCTATACCATTACCTAATGAGTTATATAAAAATGAAGCAGATGCTAAGGCAGACGTAGAAAGGATATTGGGAATTTATGCTCTAATGCAAGGGGATCAAGGTGCAGCTCCTCAAACCTATAAAGGTACTATAGCATTAGATGAGTTTGGACAAAGAAGAATTAAAAGTAAAAAGGATGATGTAGAGTCTTCTATAAACGAATTAGCGAAACGAGTTGTTCAAATGGTGCAAGCGGTGTATACAGATCAAAAACTTATACGCCTTTTACAGCCTAACTCAGCACCAAGAGAAGTACAGTTAAATCAACCAATATATGACGAAGTCACTGGTGAATTTTTAGGTAGAATAAATGATATAACTGTTGGCAGGTATGACATAGTGATGGTATCAGGCTCTACATTACCTTCTAATAGATGGGCTAGATTTGAATATTATATGCAATTATATCAGCAAGGATTAATAGACCAGGTAGAAGTTTTAAAACAGACAGATGTTGCTGATATGGAAGGTGTCATGGAAAGACAGAGTCAAATAGCTCAGATGAATGGCACTATACAGCAACAAGAAGAAACTATAAAAAATCTCCAAGGAGACTTACAAACTGCACAAAGAGAATCATTACACGATAGAAAACGTGTAGAGGTCAAAGAATTTGAAACACGAATTGCAAAGTTAGAGGCTAAAATAGAAGCAGCCACTAAACTTTACGAGACTCGTGCTTCCGATGAGTTGAAAAAATTGAAAGAAGCCTTAAGTATGCCTGACAATAAGCAGAGGCAACTTAATGAAGGGCTTCTTGGTTTAGATAGCGTTAATGCTGAAATATCCAATTAGCGCAAAGGGAAACAATGGACGAAATAATAACAACACGTAATGCTGACGAAGCTCCAATAGAGAGTGCACAGATACCAAAGGAAAATCCTAGTATAGACACTCAAGCTGGAAGTTGGGACAATCCACAGTCTCAGCCAGAGCCTAGTTCAATTACACAAGAGACAAACCCTGTAGAAGGGGACATTCCAGCCAAAGAAGACCCAACTCGTTTTGAGTATTGGCAATCGCAGAGTGACAAGGTAAATACTGAGAAACAAAAACTGACAGAAGAGTTGAATTATTATAAAAGTACTTTAGACCCTATAGCACAGTACTTAAATGAAAATCCTCAAGTTCTAGATCAGTTAGAATCATCGGTATCTAATGGACAACAGGTTCCTCCAAGTGGAAACGGAGCTCAACCTACTTCATTACAGATGCCTGTCAAGCCTCAAAAGCCAGTATCATTTAACGAAGTTGATGCCTTCAATGACCCAGAGAGTGATTCTTATAGGTATAGACAACAGCTAGATACTTATAGAGATAATATGCAAGATTATTTGTTTGAACGTGAACAAGTAAGAGAACAACAGTATACTATGAATATGCAAAGACAGCAAGAGAACATGATGTTGAATCAAGTTCAGTCTCATGTGACAAATTCATATAAATGGCAACCTGACAAGGTTAACGAATTTATGCGTTGGGCTCAAAATCCTGCTAATATAACTATAGATAGACTAGCAAGATTATACGAAATGGAGAATACACCCTCTCAAAGTGACGCACAGCTTGCACAAAAAAAACAAGCAATACAAAACCAAGCAAATAGAGTAAATGTACCTCGTACTACTGTGGTGGAAAAAGGTCAAGCACCTCCACCTATGAACGATGAGGATGTATTTAATGCTGGTTTAATGTCACTTAAACGAACTTAACAACTCTCTACTCTCTTGGAGGGGAGTATGAGAACAAAATAAGGAGTAGAAACAATGGCAGCAACCGAAAAGCTATTAAAAGCGTCAGGTGTTCTGTATACCGATAGAAGAGATTTCTACGTTTCTCCAAATGTTGTTAAAGAACTTTGGACGGATGTAGCACCTTTTACAACGGTTATTTCAAATATGGAAACCAGAAGTACCCCAGACCCAGTATTTAAGATGTTTGAACATCGTAATCCTTGGGTAAAACAATATTTTTTAAATAACGGTGATACTGATAATCTTGACTCAGACACAACGACAAATACTACCGTAACAGTAGACGGTGCATCTAATATAAATATTGATGACAGTCTTGTTGGTACTATTTGTGAAGTGTGGACAACAGGATATGGAACAAAGAAAGCAGTCGTCAGAGTTGACTCTGTTACCAGTTCAACTGTTATAGTGGTAAATACATTATGGACAAGCACAGGAAGTGATATTGCCTTAGCCGATGACGATATATTTGAAGTCATTGGTAATGCACAAGGTGAAGGTACAACAGCCCCAGAAGCATGGTCTGATGAACTTTCAGTCGTTTACAACTCTTGTCAGATATTTAAAACACCATTACAGATTACAGGCACATTACTGCAAGCCTCTTTAAGAGGAGAGTCTTCAGAACTATCTAGGTTACGTGCACAAAAGAACCAAGAACATAAAATGCAAAAAGAAAAAGCATTTTTATATGGTCATCGTGTAGGCGGAACAAATCTAGGTGGATCTGATACCTTTGCTGATGGTGGAGTCTTAGATGCGGATGGAAACTTAGTAAGAACAACTTATGGTATCGTTAAGGCATTAGAAGACTTTGGTGCTTCTAGTGGTGACGACCAAAGTGTATTTACTGTTTCTGAGGCATCCTATACATATAACTCTTTTGTAGATGACATGGAGAAAGTATTTCAATATGTTCCTACATCTGGTGTTAAACGTGCATTTTGTGGAGCAGGAGCATTAAGCTACTGGTCAAAAATGGCAGGTACAACAGGAATGGGTGGAAACTCTGGTTGGACAATAAACGTTGGTGATATGAAAAGAGATTCGCTAGGGTTTAATTATAAAACCTTAGAAACTCCTCATGGAATATTACAGTTGATTCCAACTCCTGCTTTACGTGGAGCCTATAATGGTTATATGTTAATTGTGGACGAAGAAAACCTATTTCATGCTCAGTATCGTGCTCCAATGTATCAAACAAATATCAAGTCAGATAATGCTTTTGATGCAGTAAAAGATCAATACTTTAGCGATGAAGGTGTTGGTATAACCTTAATTGAGAGTCATAACTTAATGAAAGTAACATCATAAAGGAGGTTTACAATGGCTAGACCTTATTTAGGTGGATCAAATGGTGCTATTAAAACAGTAAGTTCAGATACTACTTTATCTGTTGCTGATTCTGGAAAAACTATTCTTATGGGTGCAAATGGTGTTGACATTACATTGCCATCTGCATCAAAGGGATTAGAGTTTCAGATTATTCAGTCTGCAGATTACGATACAGCAGTATGTACTATTGTTCAGGCTTCAGCTACTGAGGATTTTTATGGAGCTTTATATGGCTCTACTCAGGGCGAAAGTGCTGGCACCGATGCAGATGTAGCTGCTGCTGCTAATACCAAAATAACCTTTGCTGCTGCTTCCTTAAAAGGGGACAGGGTAAGGTTAATTTCAGATGGAACTGGTTGGTATGTAGAGGCATTTGCTCAGGTATATAATGCTATCACTTTTGATAACTAATACCTAACATAACTAACAGGGGGGAGGGAGTTTCCTTCCCCCCCCTATATAAAACTATGAAACAAGAGCAATTAATAACATATATACAGAAATTTCATCCTTCAATGGAGGAAGACGAAGTTCGTACTTATTTAAATGACGCTTCTAGGGAGCTCTGTGAAAGAACAGGAATCCTTGAAGAGATTGCAGAATTTATTACTGTATCTGGTCAGAGATGGTACGATTTATCTTCTTTGCCTATGGAAGTTATTGATGTATTAGATGTTTATTTAGCAAATAATAGAATTTTAAAACTATCAGGAACTCCTGATGTATTCGATGGGACATAAATGGCTTTAGATACTTCAAACGCTTGGTATACTGAAAGAGATAAATTAGCTATAGTTAGTACTTCTAGTGCAAGTAGTCAGACTTATAGCGATCCAGAGGCAGGGAAAAATGTAAAAGTACATGGTACTAAATACGACTCTCCTTTTGATGATAGAGATAAATGCTCTGGAAAAGTATCTACTATTGCTCTTACAGTTGACCCACCTTATCCATTAGTTACCAGTAGTAGTGCTCATGGTTTAATAGATGGAGATTTAGTTAAGATAACAGACTCTGATTCACATAATGGAATATTTACTATTCAGGTAGTTTCAGGTACTGAGTTTTATTTATTAGAAGGAGTTAATGAAGCTGACACAGTATCTGCTGGTGTAGCAAGCTGGGTTAAAGTGTCTCCTATAGGGATGGATGAAGAGCCTAATCTTCCTACTCAATTTCATAGAGCTTTAGCATATAAAGTAATTGCACATGGATATGAAATCCAAGGGTCTCAAGAAGAAGATGCAAATGTTTTACAGTTAGCCAATTATTGGAATACAAAATTTGAACAAGAAGTTATGGAGGCTAAAAAATACGCCAATAGAAAGCGTAATAGTGGTGGATACAGTATAATACCTCAAGATTATTAAATAACCAAGATGCCCATGAGAATTGACATGCTCGGTAAGGCATCGTAACGAAGGAGAAAAAAAATGTCAATACAAAAATATAGTGTAGTAGAGAGTGGGAACTTAGGATTAGGGCAGAGGGGTTGTGAATATCTTGATACAGATACTGCTGCTACTTCAAGTTTAATAGTTGCAATTACATTTCTAGAGGATTCCACGTTTGATACATTGACTCCAGAAGATACATCTTTATATATGGGTGAAGCGAGTGGTCTTGGTAATGCTGTAGAGCAAGATACTTTCCCTAAAGGAGTAACTATATATGGGAGATGGACTGCGGTAGAGCTTGAAACGGGTAAAGCAGTAGCGTACTTAGGTTAATATGTTAGGACTAGGAAATAGTCTTTCGAGATCATCATATGTTGGTGCATTTTCAAATAATTATTCATTATCATTTGATAAAACAAATGATTATTTAGCTTGTGGAGCATTAGACACATATTTTAAAAATGTTCAGGAATTCACGATTTCAATGTGGGTTTATCAAGAAGATTTGACTGATTCTGGACAGAACGGATTATGGGGCAAAATAAGAAATGACCACCACCGATTATTTGGATATATTAATCTTGATGGAAAAATTTATTTTGGTATTGAAAATGGCTCTGATGCTAGTGAAGGTGGATTTGGTAAATTACAATCAGCAGATGTACTTAGTGCAGACACTTGGTATCATTTAGTTTTTGTTTTTAACGGAACAGTAAGTGCAAATAGAAATAGATGTAAAATATATGTCAATGCTTCAAGTAAGACATTAGATTTTACTGATACTTTCCCAGACACTACTTCTGATGATAGTACCTATGGTACTGATGCATTTAAGATAGGTAAGTTTCAGAATAATGATGGTGATATTTTTGATGGAGAGATAGATGAAGTTGGTATTTGGAATGTAGCACTTGGAGCAACAGCAATCAGCGATATTTATAATAATGGAAAACCACATAATCTTACTGAGCCAATAGGAGCTGGGGTATCTAATTATAATACTACAAATGCAAAAACTGATTTACAGGTTTATTATCGAATGGGAGATGGGACAGAAGGTGCTTCAGGGACTACAATTTACGATATGAGTTCAAATTCAAACAATGCAACTATGACAAATATGGATGCTGCTACAGATTATAATACGAATGTACCATCATGAGTAAGTATTCAAATAGAAAATGGGTTATTATAACATTAGCATCTTATACAGATGAGCAGTTACAGGAAATGGTGGATAACACTATTCAAACCTCTGTAGATACCTTAAGAAAGAATAATGATAACACTAAAGCTATATTAAAATATGAAGGATATAAACCTACTTGTTTATATGGAATTGACACATACACACATGCTCAAATATTAACTGAATTAGCAAAATCAGAATGGACATCTGAATAAAAGGAGAAGTAGCATGATAGAAATATTTGCGGAATACGGAACGATAGGTGTAATGGTTGTCTTGTTTGCAGGACAAA